ACCAGCACCACCACCAGCAGAAAATGAGTTAATGGCATTACCGAAAGCACCACCACCACCTGCACCACCTGCAACAACTAAATAATTAACCGTTAATGGGGGCGGAGCTGCTGGACTTAATAGTCCTGAAATTACATTTAACATTTATGCAATAGCCCCAACTACATACCAAGTATCAGTTGCAGTTTTAATACACACTGCTGACTTGTATTGAGCAACTGTTGGTTGGGCGGCAACTGATCCAGCTGATAATACTGTTGTAGTGCCAGATGTAACCGCCTTAATAGTTAATGCACCAGCACCAATATTAAGTACAGTCAATGCTGTACCAACAGGATAAGCAACGCTCGCGTTGGTTGGAATTGTAAAGTTAATAGCTGTGGCTTTATTCATTTGAATTAAAGCCTGGTATTGATCATTTAATACCGGTGTGTAATCGGCTGTCTGGGCTGTGCCTACTGTGAAGCTAGTTAAGCCGTTGAACATTGTGCTGGTGAGTACATCACCGGTTGCTGCTGGAAATCCTGATGCCATTTTCTACTCCTTAGTAACTTAGTGTGTTTGTACCCAGAACACCATATAGGGCAGATCCTATCAGGAATCCATCAATAATTGGCTCTAGGGTGGTGAATGTTGTCTTCCATGAGTTCGGAGTTATTTGATGTTGAACTCCAAAAACCTGTAGATTTTTAGTAATGCTGGATGTGCCTACCACGGCTGGTTGGGTGGTAGTAACGCTAATGGGATCAAAGTAATCAAGATCTAAGGCAGCAACTGTGCCGGTAGTGTAATTGTTGGTATAAAGATCTAAGGTAATAGCATCGCACCGAATAGTGGTTTCAGCACGGCTAGCCACATAAGCCAAAGCATTGTTTAAGGCTTCGGCTGTAGTTTGCATCAATAGGTCAGTTTGAGTATATGAATGGACAAAGTATTTAGCGATAGATGATGAATTAGTTGCAACCTGAGCCGCTAATCCAGTAGCTGTAATGCTTGCTTGATTGACTACCTGAGCATCATTTAATACCCAAAAAGCATTAAAATATGAAATGTTTGTGCCATTGTCATTGAAATAAACAGGTGTGCCATTAGGACTTGATGTGCAATAACTGCGATTCTTAAAAGTAACAATGCCGTTAGGGTCAATATAAAATGCACCATACTCGGTAATCTCCAGGGTCTGACAAGCTGCTAATGCGCTTCTAGCAGTTCCGGGATCTGCCTGGACTGTGGTCTGACCTGTGGCGATAGATCTCATTGATGTTGGCCAAGCAATTTGATCTAATACGCGACCAATACGAGTGCCAGTATCCTCACCTGCAACCGCGCCTGTGACTGTCGTGACAAGAGCATTGGTCAGCAAACGCATGGCATCTACAGCTGTGATGGTTGTATAAACCACATCACCAACATATTTAGGGGTTGTGGTGTTATATCCTGTAATAAATCCTGAAAATAATGGGTAGGTTACTCCCAAGTAAGTTGCGCTTATCTGAACCTTACGCATTGGACTTAGCAAGCCATAATAAGGACTAGCCGTATTTTGTGGGTTGAAATCACCATTTTGATCTACAATCCGCATTGTTAAATTACCTGATTGGAATTGATCAGCAGAAGCATTACGACCACGCTGTGTTGTAATTGAATCTACTTGGTTAGACACATCAACAATTACAGCTGCTGAATCAGCCAGGATGTTTGTGCCTAAAATGCCTGACCCAATAATAAATGCCTGACCGAAAGATGCTCCGGTAGAGAAGTTAATTATTGCTTTGACGGATGGTACTGGCATTAGAACCCTTGGCCAGCAGGTACTGTTGAGTATCCATTCTTGCTAATAATCAATAAACTTTCTTGCACAACCTTAGTCATGTTTGCTGGATCTACCATGTTTGTAGCATCAACATTGACTGTAATGTTAGGTGCAGATGCACCAGATCCGCCTGGCGTAAAGCCAAGTGCTAATCCCAATCCCATTGCTTCTGGGCTAGTACCAAAATTAGGATTATTTAATGCCACATTTGCTAAATTTCTAATATCAGGAAAACCAGCAATAGCAGTACCAGAAATTGTACTACCAACCATTTGAGATGGGTTCAGGCCTAAACCTAATAAAATCATTTGGCCAGCGGTTAATATATCATTTGCAGCTTGATTCATTGCGTTAGCTAATTGAGTAGTTGAATTAGTTGCTTCTAGATCTGCTAGATATTTTTGAGCCATTGCAGCATTACCATCAAGGATGGCTAATTTCTCAGCCAAACGTAATTTTGTTTCATCATCTGTAGCTTGATTAAGAGCAGCCATCAAACTGATGCGTTCTAGATCATATTTGTCTTTTAACTTTTTTAGATCAGCTTCTGCTTTTAAGGTAACAATTAAAGCTTTGCGTGCCTTCAATTCTTGTAATTTGGCTATTTCGGTAGCAGCACCAGATCCTAGACTATAAGTAAAATTGGATGATGGAGCGTTTGATTGCCCGCCAATACTTGCCAATAATCCAAGTCCAGAATACTTAAAATTGAATTCTATAAGTTTGCCAATAAGGTTTAATAAACCTGAGTTTTGAGCAATGCTAGTAAGTTTGCCAATCATTACACCAAGGCCAGTAATTACATTGCCTATGGCTACAGATAAACTTTCCATACCGCTAGTCACATTTGCTATATTTTTATCTTTGCCAATTGCTGATAAAGCATTTAATATGCCTTTGCCAATGTTCTCAGATGCGTTTGCTGATGCAATTTTTAATTGATCCATTTTGCCAGCATAAGTGTCTAATCTGGCTGAGGCTTGTCCAGAAAACTTGCTTTGTAATTCATCCATGATTTTATTCATATCACCACTAGCAAGGGTGGCTTTATCTAATCCTGCGCCTAATCTTGATAAGGCTGTAGTTTGTCCGGAGAATCCTTTGGCCAATGCCATGCTGACTTCTTCAACGGATTTACCTGTGCCTGCTGATATATCTAATGCTAGGGCTAAAGCTTTTTGACTTTTAGTTAAAGATCCACTAGCTGTAAGCAAAGTTTGAAATGCTGGTCTTAATTGATCATCTAATACACCATACATTTTTTGCAGATTGGCTATGTAATATTCAACATCTGGAGATGAAAAAGCGTAACCAGTATTCTTTAATTGTTGCTCTAATGACTTGGCGGCAGCTTCATCTTTAATAAACGCATCAACGGATTTTTTACCATAATTGACTATGGCAGCAGCACCAAAGGCCACTCCAAAGGTTTTGCCAAGGCTTTTAAGATTCTTCTCAAATGCGGTAATTTCTTTTTGGCCTTTTTTAAGACCCTTGTTGTCAAATGTAGATACTGCCGATACGACTAAATTGGCCATTAGGCAGCCTTCCTTAATTCTGTTTCTTTGTTAAATTTAGTTGCTGTGTAATTTATTGCTTTTAATACTGCTGGGATGACCTTGCCGTTATCTTCTGCCCATGCTCTAAATATTGCACGGCCTTTAGACTTGCCGCCACCCTTCATGTTTAATTGGCCACCAGCTGCACCAATAAATTGTCTGCCAGCATAAGGGTTATTGCTTTCAGATTTGGGATCTCCAAATGGATTTTTACGGCCAGCAGTCTCATATATTGCGCCAGGAGCAGTTGTATTGGCTACATAAAATATAGCTGAGAATCCTGCTGCGTTGCGTTGGTTTTTGCCTTCACGATAGACAATGCCAGCTTTGGCAATAGATTGATCATATTTAGGAAATGCTCTGTATTTCATCGGACCGATAATTCCAGCAAGTTTTGTCCATCCTGATAAAACTTCTGTATTGCTAGGTAAGTATCCTCTAGCATCATTACGGATCGGGATCATTTGTGCTTTAATATATTTACGCATAGTTGTATTTAATGTTGGATCAACCTCGCGTAATGCTTTTTGGAGTTGTTTAACGCCTGTGACGTTTACTGGCATTTTTAATCTCCTTTGCTCGATCCTGTAAGACCTGGACTATTGCCCGGATCATGTCCGAATCCATGTCTATAAATTCCCTAGGCGCGATACCTGTTTCTACAGATAACTGAGCGATCGTGTAAAGAAAACTATCGCGCCTTATTAGTTTTTTGAGTCATCCAATACTTCAACAGTATCTAAGGTCTCGATAAATTCAAGACCAAAGGTGGTCACAGTTACATTGGCTCTACGCAAACATTCCCAGGCTAACCAGAATATTTCTGATTGGCGTTCATGCTCGCGTAGAACCTTTGAGATTCCTGCGCCATATTTAATTTCAAAAGCATATTCAACCCCCGGAGTAATCTTATGTTCAGATACTTCTCCGTTAGCCCTTGTGATCTTTAGCTTTGCCATTATTGCCCCTTAGAATGTTCCTGTTGTGGTTTGTACAACTGTTGAGTTACATGTAAATGTAATGCTCTGAGTTGAGATGTCTCCAACCGCACCATTTAATGGTGTTAGGTTATTGATGATAATGCTAACAGTATAAAGTGGGTTTGTAGCAGATACTGCTGTTCCCTTTACTGGAATCAATACAGCTGTAACAGTAGTGCCATAGGCAGCCTGTAGGGTTGCTGCAACATTTGATGCTGCGAAATCGTTTAGGAAATCTAGAGTCAGGGTTGCTGCTTCTAGACCCTTTGCAAATTTATGTGCGGTATCGCCAAGTGCAGTTACTTCCAATTCATCGAAAGCCTGGTTAAGTGATACAGATGTAATGTGGTCAGATAGATCGACTGAGTTGATCTTTACGCCAACATTGTTTTGTAGAAATATGGCCATTGTTATTCCTTGTCTTTAGTAGGTTCTTGTACTGCTGGCTTTGGATCTTTAATCTGACCGATCTTGATTAAAAACGCCAAATTCTCTGCGGTTGTATCTTGTGCCATGGTTAACTCCAACTCGTTAGTATGTCGAAACTGAGATCGCAACTTAATAGATCTCCTGATGGTAATGATAGTACAGATGGTGCTGAATAGGCTGGAGCGTTGTACACCAAACCTGATTCGCTTAATTTTTGATAAACGGCAATCATAAACTCTTCTAAGTTAATTAAATTGCCTTGATTATCAAACATAGGTGCAAATAAAGTAATTTTGAAATGTGCAGTAGGACTGATTGTTAAATTTGAATTATCGTTAGTTGTCAAATAAGGATCGTT